TAGAACCATCTGGAGAAGTTGGTAAGAAAGGTGTTAGAGTAGATTTAAAACCAGGAGATATGCTGGTTTATTCTGGTTGTGAGCTAGAGCATTGGAGAAATGCTTTTAAAGGTAAAGAATGTGCTCAACTTTTTTTACATTATAATAATGTAAAAACAAAAAATTCTAAAAAATACCTTTTTGATCGAAGACCACACATTGGCTTACCAGGTTGGTTTATAGGAGTATTAAATGATAATTGAAATAGAAAATTTTTTTACAAAAGAAAGATGTAATAAATTAATTATGTTAAATAAAAAAAATAAATTAAAATTAAAAAAGTTTAAAACTGAATTTTTGAAAAAAAATTCAAATAAAATAAATTTGTTACAAGGAATAAATTGGGTTTTAGAAGAAGTAAATTTATTAGAAAAACAAGTTAACAAATTAATAAAAAATTGTAAATGTGAATCTGCTGAAATAGCTGAATGGCCGCCAAATACCCATCAACCTTTTCATCAAGATCTTGCTAGAAAAAAAACTGTTTTTTCTTCAATTGTTTATTTAAACGAAAACTATGAGGGTGGTGCAACTATTTTTGAAAATGGAAAAACTATTAAACCTAAAACAGGTAAGGTTATTTTTTTTAATGGCGTTGAATATTTTCACGCTGTTGAAAGAGTAAAAAAAAATTTTAGATATACACTGGCCGCTTGGTATAAAAATGCTTAAATTAATAAAAGACGATATTTTTATATGGAAAGGATTAAATAAAAATCAAATAGAAAAAACACTTTTTTTAATTAATAAATCTAAACATCACTCCTTTGATAATATTTCTTTTACAGATTGGGATTTAGAAATTTCTAAAGACTATTGGGATTTTTTATGGAATGAGTGTTTGTTAGATTTTAAAAAAAGTTTTTATAAAAACTTTAATTGTGATGATTTAATTGTAAGAAATTATTGGTTTCAAAAATATGAAAAAGAAGATTTTCATCAAAAACATGTTCATGAAGGTTGCCATTTTACTAATGTTTTATTTTTAGAAAACAGTCAAACAAACCCTACAAATATAATAAATTATAGTATACCAAAAAAATATATTGTAGATGGGAATATATTATCTTTTCCCTCTTATAGAGTTCATGAATCTAAAAAACATAATTTTAAAAAAAGTAAAACAATTGTTTCTTTTAATACAGATTTATGTAAAAATTCAAATTCCAATCCTAGAAAAATTAAATATAAAATATGAAAAAAGATGTAAATAATGAAAGAGAATTTTATTGGCAATGGGAAAATTTACTTAATGCGTCTCAAATTAAAAATTTAAATAAAGCTATTAAAAATAATTTAGATCTTAATGGAGTTGATAATCCTGCAAGCACCACAAAAACTTCAAAAGTTGAATTTTGTTTATATAAAGATTTAAAACCCTATCTTTATGATCTTTTAGAAAGAGTAAAATTGGTAAATAAAGAACATTTTGGATATTCTTTGTATGATGTAAATGACTATGATAGAATTCATATAAATACATATTCATCTAAAAACAAAGGTAGATATGATTGGCACGTAGATGCGGCTAGAACTTGGATTAATGACCTAAAATTTACTGTTCTTATTAATATATCAGAAAAAAAATATGATGGAGGAAATTTTTTTTTATTTCAAATGGGTCCAATGGAAGTAACAGCTCTTTCAAAACCTGGAACTATGTTAATGTTTCAGTCTTGGGTACCTCATAGAGTTTTACCAGTAATATCTGGATCTAGAAAAACTATTGCTATCTTTGTAAAAGGCCCTAGATTCGTATAATATAACACTACAAAAATATAAAAAATCTTATATAGTGGTAAATTATGCTACAAAAAATAGGTTTTGCCCCCGGTATAAATAAACAAGTTTCAGAAACTGGAGCAGAATCACAGTGGGTGGACTGTGATAATGTTAGATTTAGATATGGATCACCAGAAAAAATAGGTGGTTGGAATCAATTAGGTAACGTTAATGAAAATGAGTTAACGGGTGCAGGTCGTGGACTTCATCATTTTGTTAATAGTTTAGGTAGAAGATACGCGATTATTGGCACAAACAGAATTTTGTATGCTTTTTCTGGAGGTGTATTTTATGATATACACCCAATTAAAACTACGACAACGCTTACAAGTGCATTTACCACGACCAACGGATCACCAACTGTTACAATAACTTTCTCGACTGGTCATGGCGTTAACCCCCAAGATATTATTTTATTAGATAATTTTACTACAATTACAGGATCTAATTTCAGTGCATCAGATTTTAATAATAAAAAATTTATGGTAACCTCTGTTCCTACAACAGAAACATTAACAATTACAATGCCGTCAAACGAAACTGGATCTGGTGCAACAACATCAGGTGGCATTAGAGTGCAACATTATTATCCTGTTGGATCTGCAGTTCAACAAAAAGGTTTTGGATGGGGACTTGGATCTTGGGGTGGAGAAGATGGTTCTGCAATTACAACAACCTTAAATGGAGCTCTTGGAGACAATGCTTTTGGAACAGGAGGATCAGGGACAAGTATTACACTTACAAGCACTACTAACTTTCCAGATTCGGGAACTAATTTTATTTTAGTAGGCACAGAAGAAATATCATACACAGGTGTTTCAGGTAATGACCTAACAGGAATTACTCGAGCTGTTAGAGGAACAACAAGAGCTGCACATAGTAATGGCGCAACTGTAACTAATTCAAGTAATTATGTTGCATGGGGTGAGGCAGCATCAGGTGACTTAGTATTAGAACCCGGCATGTGGTCAATAGATAATTTTGGTGACAAAGCTATTTGTTTAATACATGACAGTGCTGTATTTGAATGGAACTCTGCTTTATCAAATGCAACAGAAACAAGATGTACGATTATAACAGGAGCACCAACTGCATCAAGACATATGATTGTATCAACACCGGATCGTCACTTAGTATTTTATGGAACAGAAACAACCATAGGAGATCCAACTACACAAGACGATATGTTTATTAGATTCTCAGACCAAGAAGATATAAATACATATACACCTACAGCAACCAATACAGCGGGCACACAAAGACTGGCTGACGGATCACAGATCAGGGGAGCAATACGTGGTAGAGATTCTATTCTTATTTGGACTGATACAGCATTGTTTACACAACGTTTTGTTGGTCAACCTTTTACCTTTGCGTTTGCACAGGTTGGAACTAACTGCGGACTGGTTGGACAGAATGCATGTGTAGAAGTAGATGGTTCGGCATACTGGATGTCAGAGAACGGTTTCTTTAGATATGCTGGTAAACTAGAATCACTACCTTGTTTAGTAGAAGATTTTGTATACGATGATATAAATTTAGAATCTGGTAACCAAATGGTATCTGCTGGATTAAACAATCTTTTTGGTGAAGTCATGTGGTTCTATCCAACTTCCTCATCTTCTGTTGTAAACAGAATGGTTGCATATAACTATTTTGACTCTTCACCACGAAGACCAGTTTGGACAAACGGAACATTAGCTAGAACGATGTGGAGAGATTCTGCAGTATTTGGTAGTCCTCATGCAACAGAATATAGTGCTTCTGTAGATGCATCATTTGATGTAGTAGGAAATACAGAGGGTTCTACAATATATTATCAACATGAAACAGGAACAGATCAAGTTCAAGGTGGTGCAACAACTGCAATAGTTGCTAACATATCATCTGGAGATTTTGATATAAGTCAAAGAGTTCAGAGAGGTTCTACAACAGGTATGGCTGACCTTAGAGGAGATGGAGAGTTTATTATGAAAATAAGAAGATTTATACCAGACTTTATATCTCAAACAGGTAATACACAAGTTACATTACAACTAAGAAATTTTCCAAATGATAGTCAAGCTAGTTCATCACTTGGACCATTTACAGTATCTTCATCTACACAAAAAGTAGATACACGTGCAAGAGCTAGAGCCATTGCATTAAAGATAGCAAACACATCATCTAATCAAAGTTGGAAGTTAGGAACATTTAGATTAGATATACAACCGGACGGTAGACGATAATGAGTATATTAGAAACATTAGCATCAAGAGCATTTCCTGAAGGTAATCTTCAAAGTATAAAAGCTAACGCTCCTAGTCAATTTGATTATAATGTTCAAGCCACTCGTGATCTTGTTCAAAATCAACCTTTTAATCCTTTTGCACCTGCTGCAGCTGCAACTTTAAGTTTACCTTATGATACCATACAAGGCATACAAAGAGCGTTTAAAGGTTTTGAACCACAAACTGGAATAATGGATTATGATGACATACCAGATGCGCCAAGCTTTGCAGATATAGGTAGATCAATATCAGCAGAAAATCCAATCGATAGTTTAATCGGCAGAACATATGGAGCAACTCTTGGATTAGGAGATAAATTAACATCAATGGGAAAAACAGTTAAAGATGTTTTTAGCGGATCTGCATTTGCTAAAGAACCAGATAATATAGAAGATTTTATAGAAGCAGCAAAAGTTAGAGAAGCTTTAAATCAACAAGGATTAATGGCTTTAGATGATGCAGGACTTACAATATCTCCATACGAAGATTTTGCACAAGTAGCTAAACCAGGTTTTAATTTAGGTTTTGCAAAACAATTAGGTAAACAAGCTCTTACAGGTATTCTTTCTGCAGTTAATCCTGTTGCTGGATTAATAGCTAGAGGTTTATCAGGAATGCCAGGAAGAGTTGGAATACAAGGTGGTGTTGCTTTGAGAGGAGATACAAATCTTGATACTTTTGCACGATCAACCAGTCTTGCAGACTTTGCACAAAGAATGAGAGATAAGAGAGCTAGAGAAGAAGCTGCAGCAAGAGGATCTGTTAAAGATCTTCAAGGTAGAATTGATAGAGGAGATTTTGATGGACCAAGTGGTCCAGGTGCATCAGCAGCTGCCAATCAAGATGCAGCTAGAGGGGGGCAGTACGAAAGATAATGGCTAAGATAGTACAAGTATTAACAAGACCCAGTACAGAATATGATTTAGGCACTGCAGAAGCACAGGTAAGAGACCTTGATGCAATTGTAGAAAAACTAAACACTACGTTTCAACAAGAATTAAAGGATGAAGTAGAAGCAGAAAACTTCTTTTTAAATTAATGGCAAATAGTT